TTAAGCCACCGTTAGATAACGCAAGCGCCACTCATGGGGAGGGGAATGGGGAAGGGAATGGGGAAGGAGAAGGGGAGTGGTTCGATTCCGAACCAGACACCCCCGGGTCGCCGGCCAAAGACGCCGGCTCACCCCCGCCCCCACGAAAGCGATTCACACCACCGACCCTCGAGGAGGTTCAGGGCTATTGCGAGGCGCGGGGCAATCGCGTGGACCCCGTGAAGTTCCACGCCCACTACACCGCCAACGGCTGGAAGGTCGGAAAGAACCCGATGAAGAACTGGAAGGCCGCAGTCGTGACCTGGGAGCGAGGACCCTGAGCCGGGGAGGGGGAAGGACGGGGCGCAGTGAACCCTCAACCGAAAGGAGGCGGCAGCGTGGCGAAGTTGTCCGAAGCTCAGTCCAGGATGCTGGCCCGGATCAGGCGATGCCCGAATGGATACTTCGTCGAGCCGGCCGAGATGCGGACCGCCCAGGTGCTCGCCGCCAAGGGGCTTATCCTCCTCGAGGGGATGATCGCCACGGTGACGTTCGCGGGGAAGCAGGCATGAAGCCCCGCAGCGTGGCGACCCTCAAGCGCGAAGCCCTCAAGGCGTGGGGCAAGGTGATCCTGTCCCTGGATCCGGTCTGCGTGGTCTGCGGCAAGGAGAAGGCCCGGCATCCCCACCACATCTTCCCGCGGGCGCGGTATCGGCACCTGTGGTTCGACCTGCGCAACGGCGCTGCGCTGTGCGTGGGGTGCCACTACCGGATTCATTTCGATCCGATGGTGCCGGCGCTCAAGATCGCCGACCACCTGGGGGCCAAGTACGGGCACCTCGAATTGGACGCGGTCCTGGGCCGGCGGCGCAACCCCTACGGGAAGCGGGAGCTCGAGAACATCCTGGTCGCCCTGCAGGAGGTTTCCCATGCCTGACCTCCCCATCGTCTGCCCCTGCGGCGCCAGGTACGCCGAGGAGTTCGCCCGGCAGCGGGGGATGAAGTGCATGTTGTGCAAGAAGGATCTTGGGCCGCAACCGGAGGAGAGCCCGGAGCAGAAGAGGGTTCGGGAGAACGAGGGAGGGAAGGGATGAAGTATCGTTGGTATTTTGCCGTGTGCATCATCGCCGTGGGCGTCGCGCTGGCCATGCCTGAGAAGCCGATCTCTGTACGCGTTGGATGGGGGCTCGTGGTCTACGGCGCATCCCTTCTCTCGTCGGCGCTCGCGGTGGCTAAGTAGGATGCCCCGCACCCTCCGCCAGCACGTCGAAGAAGCCGAGCGCATTATGTCCATCTTGGGCGTGCGCACGCTGATCCCACAGAAGGGGCTCCCGGCGCCGGTGAAGGTGGACGCCGGGAACCTCCAGATGGAGTACGCCGTCTCCGTCCGGGTGATCGTCGAGCGGTACGACCGGACCGGATGGGCGGGGGATTACCTGCGGGCGTCCGAGGAGGCGGCATCCGAGGTATGGGAGCGGATCCCGAACGTGGCGGTCTGCCCGCTGTGCATGGGGAGGACGCAAGAGAAGCGATTTGGGCGCGTGCTGTGCGTACCGTGCGAGACGTTCGTCAAGCCAAGGAACCTGCGGGGGCTCGTGAGCGCGGACCTGCGGGCGATGCGGAAGGCGCTGCGTGATGGCGGGATATCGGTTGAAGGAGGAAGGGAGTGAGCCGGCGCATCCAGCGGCAGGAAGTGGTCGACTGCGCGGAAAGCGGGTATTCGATGCGGGACACCGCGGAGGAATTGGGCGTATCGTACTTCGCCATCTGCCGATTCGTGAAAAGGAACGATCTGTGCGACCTGTTCCGCCACGGGAACACGAAAGCGCAACTATTGCAACGGTCACGCATTGACGACCCCGCCTAAAAACGCCATTATTTACACATCCAGAAGAATCTCCAGAGCCCGCTTCGGCGGGCTTTTCCATTTCCGGAGGCCGCATGCAAGCCCCTCCCTGCCACGTATGGCGCACCTGCAAGCTCCGCGGCAACGTGAAGGCGTGCTTGGGCAAGCGCGGAGAGCGGCCGCATTCGGACGAGGAAGTCTACCCGTGCTATGCGTGCCCCCTCGGTACGGCCAGGGCCCGTGCTCAGCGCCGCGAGGGGCACCGGGCCAACGTGTGGAGCGCGGCAGGATGCCCGTAGCTCCGAAGCGTCCCTGCGCTCAGCCAGGTTGCCCCGCCCTGGTCGACAGGGGGCGCTGTCCGGCGCATCAGAAGGCGGCGTACAAGGCGGACAGGGAGGCAAGAGGCAGCGCAGCGCAGCGTGGATATGATGCGCGGTGGCGCAGGTATCGCGAGTGGTACCTCAACCAGCATCCACTGTGCGCCATGTGCGAGAAGGAAGGCCGCGTGACGGCGGCGGTGATCGTCGACCACGTCGTCCCGGTACAGAGCAAGGACGACCCGCGGTTCTACGACGAGACGAACCATCAAGGGCTGTGCGTTCGGTGCAACGCGATCAAGACCACCGAGGACAAGCGCAAAGGATTGACGAGGTAGGGGGGGCGTCAAATCTCTGACGCCTTCTAGAGAAAGACAGGCGCGCAACTCTTTCTGTGCATCCGCAGTTCAAACTTTTTAAAGGGTAAAACGATGGCGAATCCAAGAGTTCCGACATCCCTGCGCGTTCTTCGGGGAAATCCCGGGAAAAGGGCTCTTCCCGCCGGCGAGCCGAAGCCGGCCGCGAAAGAGCCGCCGATGCCCACCGGACTGGATCCCTTGGCCCGGCGTGAGTGGAGACGCCTTGCGCCGGCCTTCGTGAAGCTCGGGATCCTCACGGAAAGCGACGGGATGGCCTTCGCGAGCCTGTGCACCGCCTACGCGACCTTCGTCCGGATCAATCGTGCGTGGCGGGAATGCGGCTACAGCGTCCTGGCGATCAAGCATTCGTTCCTCGAGAAGAAGTCCGACGAGGGCCGCGCGGACGAGGTGATGGCCGTCGAGGCGAAGGCGAATCCTCTTGTTGCGCAACAGCGCCTCGCCATGCAGACGCTCCGCTTCTGGTGCCAGGAATTCGGGACCACGCCTTCGTCCCGGGGAAGGATTTTCGTTCCTGGCGCCGACGACACCGACCCCCAGGAAGATTTTCTGAATGGCCGCTGATGCCGGCGCTGATGCCTGTCCGGTCAGGCAGTACGCGATCGAGGTAGACGAGGGGCGGATCCTGGCGAACAAGTGGGTCCGCCTCGCTTGCCGAAGGCACCTGCAGGACCTGGAGCGTGGCCCCTCGCGGGGCCTTTTTTTTGACCCGGCCGCGGCGGCCGACGTCATCGAGTTCTTCGAGACGTGTCTGGTCTTCTATGAGGGGGAGTTCGACGGCAAGCCGTTCCTCCTTGAGCCGTTCCAGAAGTTCATCGTCGGGTCCCTGTTCGGATGGAAAACGGAGGCCAACGGATCCCGGAGGTTCCGGACCGCATACATCGAGATGGCGAAGGGGCAGGGGAAATCCCCGGTCGCCGCGGGCGTGGGACTCTACGGCCTGGTAGCCGACGGCGAGAGTGGCGCGGAAATCTACTCGGCTGCTACCACGCGCGACCAGGCCGGCATCCTGTTCCGGGACGCGAAGGCTTTTGCCGAGGGGTCGCCCGCCCTGATGCGGCGGTTGAGCGTCGACAAGGGCAACATCGCCTACCCGGCGCGGAACAGCTTCTTCCGACCTGTGTCCTCCGAGCACCGCGGCCTGGACGGCAAGCGGCCGCACATTGCGCTGATTGACGAAGTCCACGAGCATCCGGGCCCGCTGGTCGTCAACAAGATGCGGGCCGGCACGAAGAACCGCCGCCAGGCGCTCATCTTTGAGATCACGAATGCCGGATACGACCGGCATTCGATCTGCTACCAGCACCACGAGTATTCGGAAAAGATCCTCGAGGGCGTCATCGACAATGACGCCTGGTTCGCGTACATGACGGGCCTGGATGTCTGTGAGAAGTGCGCCGCGGAGGGTAAGTCGATCCCCGCGGACGATTGCCCGGACTGCGACTCCTGGAAGGACGAGTCGAAGTGGATCAAGGCGAACCCCGGCCTGGATACCATCATCCCGCGGAAATACCTCCAGGAGCAGGTCGCCGAGGCCGTTGCGATGCCGTCGAACGAGAACATCGTCAAGCGGCTGAACTTCTGTATCTGGACGGAATCGGTGACGAAGTGGCTGTCGCTTGAGGCATGGGCCGCCTGTGCCGGCGCTGTCGACCCGGAGGCACTGAGAGGACGCACCTGCTACGGCGGGCTGGATTTGTCATCAACCCTGGACCTTACCGCATGGGTCCTGGTGTTTCCGCCAGACAAGATCGGCGGGAAATACTCCGTGCTGTGCCGGTTCTTCCTGCCGGAAGACAACATGGAGAAGCGGGTCCGCAAGGACAAGGTCCCATACGACGTGTGGTCCCGGCAGGGATTTATCACCCTGACGCCCGGCAACATCATCGACTATGCCTTCATTCTCGCGACGATCAAGAAGGACACCGAAGACTACGACGTTGCGGAGCTCGCATTCGACCGATGGGGGTCGCAGAAGATCACCACAGACCTGCAGGACATCGGTTTTGAGGTCGAGGGGAAGAAATCCCTGATCCAGTTCGGGCAGGGATTTGCATCGATGGCGGCGCCGACCAAGGAGCTCGAGAAGATGGTGATGGCCGGCGAGCTCGCGCACGGGGGCAACCCCGTGCTGGCCTGGATGGCATCGAATACGGTCGTCCGCAAGGACCCGGCCGGCAACATGAAGCCCGACAAGGAAAAGTCGACGGAGCGCATCGACGGAATCGTCGCCACGATCATGGCCGTATCGCGGGCGATGCTACAGAACGATACGGCCTCGGTTTACGAATCCCGCGGCGTGCTGACCTTCGGCAGGAGGGATTGATTTGGGGAAAATCCGCGACGTCGCCAAGGTCATCATCAGGGCCCTCGGACTCACCGACGAGAAGGCTTGGAGCCGCTCCCTGTGGAACCTGTACGGGTCGCAGTCCCTCTCCGGCGAAATCGTCACCGAGGAGACCGCCCTCAATTATTCCGCCGTCTACAACGCCATCTCTCTGATTTCCGGCACCATAGCCGCCCTACCACTCCATTTGATGCAGAAGAAGGGCGAGAAAAAGCGCGTCGCCGACGACCGCCGCATGTACCGGGTCCTGCACGACGAATGGAACGAGCACATGACGGCGATGACCGGCCGCGAGTGCCTGATGGCGCACGTGCTGGCGTGGGGGAACGGGTACGCAGAGATCGTCCGCAACGGGTACGGAGAACTGGTCGAGCTGTGGCCGATCACCCCGGACCGCGTGACCCCGGAGATGCGGGAAGGGAGATTGGTTTATCGGATCCGCCTCGAGGGGAAGCAGGTATATCTCCCGCGCGAGCAGGTCCTCCATATCCCGGGACTCGGGTTCGATGGCTATACCGGGTATTCCGTAGTTCGGATGGCCGCCAAGTCCATCGGCCTGGGGATGGCGATGGAGACGTTTGGGTCTCTCTATTTCGGTCAGGGGACCCATCCGGGCGTCATCGTGTCGCATCCCGGGAAGTTGTCCGAGACGGCACACAAGAACCTTGAGGGATCGCTGGTAACGGCCCA